CGTCATATGCCGCATCCAGTAACGCGCCGCCCGATTTGTAATCGGCCCAGTCCTTCCAGCGAAATCCGTGGATCTGCCCACGTCTCGCCTCGAAAAATGCGATCAGCGTTTCGATGTCGTCCAGACCGCGCATGGCGATGCCCGCATCATACCGGCGCCGCGAATGCTGCCACGGAGTATTGCGCTCCTCAAAACCGTTGGCCAGCGTTACGACATCTGTCTGGCGCTCTGGCCCCCCGACCGAGCCAAAGCTCAGGTTGGCCGGAAACCGTACTTCGTGAAATCCCATGTCCTTGCTCCCTTACCGATTGCGTTGCCCGCGCCCGATGGCCCGGCTCAGCTGCGTTGCGATCTGCCCCTGAGACCGGCGAAAGCCTTCGGAGTCTGGAGTCGTGATGTTCATCACGACGTTCACACTGCCGCCACTACCACCCCCGCGAACGCCCAGCTTGCCGTCGGGGCCACGAGCCAGCGGCATGATGGCTTCGGGCCCTGCCTCGCCCATCAGGCCGGTCCCGCCCCGCATGGGGAAGGTGACCGGCCCGCTGACAATCCCGCCGGTGGCAAAAGGCTGCACGCGCCCTTGGGCAAAGCTGCCGCCCTTCTCGAACGGCATCAGGCCGCCAAGAATGTTGCCGACACCGCCCGCTAACAGACCCCCGACATGGTCGCTCACCGGCTTGACTGCCGCGTTGAAGGCCGTGTTGATCATCGAACTGGCCAGCGTCCGCAGTGACGACGACAGACTGTCACCGTCCACGACCGCCCCCTTGATGGCCCGGCTCAACCCCCGGCTGATCCCGCGATCCAACGTGGCGACATCCTGTCCGGTCCGCGCGAACGTGCCGCGCACACGCGCCAGTTCGGCGTTGAACGCCGCAGCCATGTCGGTGGCTGCGCCCAGAGAGCCGTCCAGCGCTTCGATCTGCGCGTCGAGCGCGCCGAAATCTTCTGTATCATCCATCGTCATTCGCTCCTCGCGTATCGGGGTGTGCCTGCATCAATGCATCCAACCGGGCGCGCCCAAGTGGCGCGGTCCCCCGCGCCTCGCCCAGCATCACGCGCAACTCGGCAGGGGTTAGCGCCCAGAACTCGGCAGGCTTCAGGCCAAGGCCCCTCAGCCCCGCCTGCATCAGCCCCGGCCAGTCAAAACAGCTCATCGCTCCTCGGGCACGGTAAATGCCCGTGCCAATAGCTCTGCTGCCGCGCGGGCCGCCGCCAACGGCCCGCCTTCAATATCGGCGGCAATCAGGTCGCGCTTGCTTCCCTGCCAGCCGCCCCCACGCAGGCCTGCGACGATCAAGGCCAGCACGTCGCGCGTTGAAAACGCGCCCGCTTCGAACCGCTCAACCAGATCCACCAGTGATCCGGCGGCCAGCCCTGTCTCCAGCTCCGCAAGCGCGCCCAAAGTCAGCTTCAGCACGCGCCGCTCACCGTCGATGACCACCGCCACCTCACCTGCCCATGGGTTTGCCATCTCAGATCGCCGTAAAGATCATGCGGCCTGCGCTGGCCAGCGACAGCTCGTAGGTTGCCTCGCCATCATGCGTTCCCGAGTACTCGATTGACGTCACTTGAAACGGCCCCTCGACGATGCCGAAATCTGGGATCACCACCTGGAAATCTGGCGTCTCGCCATCAAAGAATATCTGGCGTGTCCGCTCGTCCGAATCCGCGTCACGAAAGATGCCCGAGCCGCTGATTGCCGCCGATTTGACACCCGCACCTGACAGTAGCTCGCGCCAGCCGCCTGCGCTTTCCAAGCTCGTCACATCCACGCTCTCGGCGTTGAAGCTGATGCGCGTCGCGCGCAGCCCTGCCACCGAGTCAAAATTGCCATCACCCGTCAGATCAACCTTTATCAAGAGGTCCTTGCCGTTTTGAACTGCCATTGTTCTCGTCTCCGATTAGTAGTGTTAAACTGCGTCCGCAACGCGTGCGCGAAACGTCAGGTCGATCCGCCGCAGCGCACCGTCACGCCGCGCCCGTGCGCGGTAGAAATGCAGGCCCGCCAAATGACCTCGATCCAGTGTCAGTTCGGCATCCGTCAGCGCATCGCCCACTGCCGCTGCTGCCTGCTTGGCCGCTGCAAATCCGGCTGCATCGCTGACCACCGACACCGTGAACCGATGCCACGCGCCGCCCGACGTGCCGTCCGATCGGTCGCGTACATCCTCCGGTCCCAATGTCACGTAGAGAGCTGGCATGGCGCCCGCCGGGGGCGCGTCGTAGATCGCCCCGCCGACCAGTGCCGACAAATCGGCATCTCCCATCAACTGCCCATACACAGCCGCCTGCAGCGCCGCTGATCCGCCATAGCTCATACCGCCACCTCTTCTGTTGCGTAGCAAGTCAGGTAGCGGCCCATCGGGCCACGCTCCGTCACCGCCTCGATCCGAAACACGCGGCTGCCACTGCGCAGCCGCTGTTCGGGCTTTGGGCGCGAAGGCGCACCATGGGGCGCCGCTCTGACCGTGATCTTGTATCCTGCGCTCGACAGTTGCGCCGTGCCGTCCACCACCTCGCGCCCGGTGCGCGCAATGATCTCGGCCCATAGCTCGCCCACCGGGCGCCAAGTCTCGCCATAGCCGCCGGCGCCATCGGGGGCGCGTTCAGGCGCCTCCAGCACCAGATGCCGGTTCAGGGTTACACCCTTCATCACACGGCCCCCCCACCCAGGAGGCGCACGGTGCGATAGCGCTCGATCAGGCTTGTCACGCCAAAAGGCATACAACCGCCGCCCAGCGCTGTGTCGGCGCGATATTCATAGTAATGCGCCGCCAACAGCAGCACCGCCTGGCCCAGATCGGCGGGCAGATCGCCCCACGTCGCGCCAAAGCCTGCGCGAAATCGCACTACCACTGCCCCGCCCGACGGCACCGGCGGCAGGACGGTGCCCAGCGGTACCAGACGGGGCCGATGGGTGTCCTTCTCCAGACGGAAATGCGCCGGATTGGCGATCTCTTCGCTGCCCGACATATGGCGCAGCACGACTTCCTCGATCGCCTTCACCGGCGCCACAGGTAGCGCCTGACCATAGGCCGTGCGCCATGCCACCAACTCCCACGAGAATACCCGTTCGATCAGCACCTTGCCCGTGCGCGCCTCGATCGACGCGATGGCCGCCCTCAGGAAGCTTTCCAGAACCGGGCCTTGCACATCATCGTCCGAAAAACCCGTTCCCAGCCGCAAATGCGCCTTGAATTGCTGGGTCGGCAGCGCGGCCTCGGGCACGGCGGTTTCTTCAATCAACATCATGGAATAACTCCGATAGTCCCGGATCCCTCCGGTGGTTCAGGCGCGCGCCACCCGCGTTGCTCGGACGGAGGGGAGCAGCTGGACAACGCATCAAAATAGGTGGCGCGCGCCCCGGGCGGGGGCATATTCCCCCGCCCGATCCGCGCCTCGCTTAGGAGGTCGCGAATTTCAGCAGCTTGATCGCCGCATAGTCGCTGACGTCGCCGCCGACGCGCTTGGTCGCATAGAACAGAACGTGCGGTTTGGCGCTGAAGGGGTCGCGCAGGACGCGCAGATCTGGACGTTCGGCAACGGTGTAGCCCGTGCCAAAGTCACCAAACGCGACCGACATCGAACCCGATGCCATGTCCGGCATGTCCTCGGCGATCAGCACGCGGTAGCCCAGAAGGCGCGCAGGCTCGCCCGCCGACAGACCGTCCGACCACAGGAAGCGGCCATCGGCGTCCTTCATCTTGCGCAGCGTGCCAGCCGTCTTCGAGTTCATGACAAAGCTCGCGTTGGCGCGGTATTCGGCACCCAGCGCATAGACCAGATCGATGACCGCATCGGCGTCGTCAAACGCGCCATCCGCGCCGGTGGGCACATAGCCCAGGTTACCCCAGGTCCAGACATCGTTGTCGACGCTGGGCTTGGTCAGGAAGCCGGTGGGTTTGTCCACACCATTGCCCATCACGAACGCCGCCGCCTCTGCGCGGGCGAACTTGTCGGCAATCCGGCCAGCCAGCCAGCCTTCGATGTCGAACGCACTGTCGTCGAGCAAACGCTGTGATGCTTTCGGCAGCGCGCTCAACTCGTGCAGCGGGATGGTGATGCGGTCGATGCTGGGTGTCGCCGTCTCCGTCACGCCAGCCGTCTCAGTCGCCCAGCCATGGCCGACATCGCCATGATCGATCAGCACGTCAAAGCTGGTTGCTTCGACCGCCACGACATTGGCGATCGCACGGATGGATGCTGTCGCGCTCAGCGTTGACTTGATTGTGCTGGCTGTCTGGGGATCCACCAGATAGCCGCCGTCACCTGCGATGGACGTGCCCAGTGCCTTGCCTTCCAGCTCGAGACCGCGCAGGCCGTCATCGTCGCCCGAGCGCAGATAGGCGTTGAACGCCTGTCGATGCGGGGCAGGGCCGTCATTGCCGCCCGCCAAAACAGGACGCGCAGGCACAAAGGATTTACGTTCGAACATGGTCATTTTCTCTTCTTGTTGTTGCAATCGCTTGTCGATGTCGGACTGAAAGCCCTTCAACTCCTGGACAAAGCCCGCCACGGCGGACTTCACCTCGGCCGCCGGTGCATGGTGTTCAGACACACCTTCCCCGGCCCGAGAATTCCCGGTCTCATTCATCACCTGCTCCTTGTTTTGGTGTCGATTTGCCCGGCGCTATCTGCGCGCCAACTCTTCGCGTGCGGCAATAAAAGTCGCCGCCAATTCACGCAGATCGCCGCCGTGCAGGGCATCGCCCTTGGCCGCTACCCGCGCACTGGGAAGCATGGGAAACGTCACCAGTGAGACCTCCCAAAGCTCCAGTTCCTGCAAGAGCCGCTGGCCCTTGTCATTCTTGGTTGCCCGCACCGTGCGATAGCCGATGCTCAGCCCGTCAATCGCGCCCGCGCCGATCAGTGCCGCCGCCTCGCGCCCGCGCCCAACCGCCTCCAACAGGCGACCCTTGACATATAGCCCGCGCTTGTCCTCGCGCACCTCGTCCCAGATGCCGATAGGCTGCGTGGGATCATGCTGCCAGAGCATCTTGACCTGCCGCCGCTCGGCGCCCAGGCGGGCCAGTGACTTGGTATAGGCACCAGCCACAACCACGTCACCGCCCTGATCGGCATCTCCGAAGTAGCTGGCGTAGCCTTCGATCCCTACGCCGTCCTTGACGGTCAGGTCCGCATCGAACCGCGCGAATTTGCGCTCCAGCCCTGTATCCATATACATAAACCTCATCCTTATTTGATCCTTACGGCAGCGCTACCAACAATGGCTGCAGCGCCTGCGCCACGATCGCACCCGCGATGCCATAGACCGCCAGCCACAGCCGCCGCTCCAATCGCTCCATCGCCTCTTCCAGCTTCTTCTGGCGATCTGCGATGGCCTGAAACTTCAGCACCGCAATCCGCTCGTTCGCCTCAAGCCGCAGTGCAGGCGCACAGTCGAACGCCTCGAAGCCATAGCGCTCGGGCCACCGCTCACCTGGCCTGCGCTCTTCACTCATCGGCGCAGCCCGGCTCAGGCAGCGCAGGCAGACCCAGCAGACTGCGCTTTTCGGCATCTGTCAGGAAATTGGCGGTCGCCACCCGAGTCCATTGCGCATCGCGCTCGGCGGCCAGTGCAGGCACCTGATCCAGATCGGGCTTCAGTTCCAGGCATGTGCCCTCAAACCCGCTCAGCCAGTCAGACAGGCCCGCCGCCACACGGCTCGCAAGCGGCAGAACAGTCAGCCGGAAGAACGCGCGGTTCGCCTCCTGATAGTTGGAATAGGTCGCATCCCCCGGCACGCCCAGCAGCATCGGCGGTACCCCAAAGGCCAGCGCAATCTCGCGCGCCGCACTCTCCTTGGTCTTCTGAAACTCCATGTCCGAGGGCGAAAATCCCATCGGCTTCCAATCCAGCCCACCTTCCAGCAGCATCGGCCGCCCGGCATTGCGCGCGCCCTGATGATGGCTCTCCATCTCGTCCACCAGCCGCTGATACTGATCCTGGCTCAGCGTTCCCTGACCCTCGGCCCCACGATAAACAATCGCGCCCGAAGGCCGCGCCGCGTTGTCCAGCAGCGCCTTGGACCAGCGCGAGGCACTGTTATGCACATCGACCGCCTGCGCTGCCGCCTGCATGGGCGACAGCCCATAGTGATCGTCCTGTGGATGAAAGCTCTTGATATGGCACACTGCCGGGTGCCCTTGGCTCACGTCGAACCGATGCTTGCGCCCGGCGACGGCATATTCATACGCCACCGGCCAGCCATCGCCGCCCGGCACCACGCTCATCCGGTCCGAGCGCAGCACATGCAGCTCGACTGGCGCGCCATCCGCATCGCCCACAGCCTCGACATACGCGTTCCCAGTCAGTAGCAGCTGCCCATAAAGCGCCTCCAGCAGCTCGGCCCGTCCTTGTGCGGGATTGGGGCTGCGGATCAGCGACAGCATCGGATGCGTAGCAAACCGTTGCTCTGCATCCTGCAGGACCAGCGGCAATGCTGCTGCCGCCTCCGCGATCATCTTGACGCAGCGAAAGCCAACGGGATTGGCGGCAAAGCCCTGACGCGTCAGCGTCCCGCTGTCCCGCGCGCTCCATACCGCCCGGTTCGCACCATGCCAGGCCATCACCCTGCCTGTCGCGCTGGCCTTGACCTCGGGGGCCCCGGCATCTGTGGCACCTGCTTGCTGAGCCGTGCCTTGCCGAAAGAAGTCCATGATCATCTGCCGTTACTCCTTGATCTGCCGTGAGGGGCCAAAGGCGCCAAGGCCTTTCATCCGCTGTTGGAGGCATCATTGGCTCAAAGGTTTAAGAAAACTAAATGAGACCGTGCGCTTGCCGGGCTGGTCTTGAAATCCTCCGCAAAGACTGGTGCGGCGTCCCATCCGTGGCTAATCTTTGCGCTAAAGGAGGCCCGCACATGCGCACCGAATCTTTGCAAGAGTTTCTGAATGCGGCCTGCGCTGCCTTCGGCCAGCATGTTTGCCAGCCCGAGGCGACCGCATCTTTGGCCCGCA